ATGAACACCAAGGAAACGACACACCGCCGCCCCAAGGGATCCGGCAGCGAATGGAAAGACGCCAACGGCGTCTGGCACGCCCGCAAGGAAATCGCACCCAACCCCCAAACCGGCAAACGCCGCCTCGTCGAAGCCCGCGGCGCCACCAAAACCGCCGCACGCCAAAAACTCCAAGCCAAACTCGAAAAAATGCAACGCGAAGGAACCACACCCCTCACCAACACCCCCACCCTCGACGTATGGATCGACCGATGGCTCACCCAAACGGCCATGAACGTCAAACCCCGCACCCTCGAAACCTACCGATCCGACTGCAACGCCATCCGCCGCCAAATCGGCGGCATGAGACTCGACAAAATCACCCCCGGCGACATCGAACGCATGTGCGCCCAACTCAACCAAACCCGCAGCGGCAAAACCGTCCACAACCACTACATCCGCCTCCAACAAATCCTCAACGCCGCCGTCCGCGAACAACTCATCCCCACCAACCCCGCGCTCGCCGCCATGCCGCCCCGTTACGAGCCGAGGGAAACCCGGATCCTCGATCCCGGCCAGCCCCAGCAGGCCATCGAGGCCGCACGACGCCCCGCACACCGCAAATGGGACATGCTGCAGGACGACGACACCGACCGGGCCATGTGGGCCCTCATGTTCGACCTCGCATTCGAAACCGGTATGCGTCAGGGCGAACGCTTCGCGATCACCCCCGAAGAACTGGTCACCAAGGGTGGCGTCCACGGCATCCAGATCGACTGGGAGCTGCAGCGCCTCTCGCCGGACGCGGTAATCCCCAACTGGCTCGACGCCCGGCACCTGGAAGGACGATTCTGGCTACTGCCGCCGAAAAGCCGGCAGGGCCGCAGATTCATCCCCGTCAGCGAAAACACATGGATCCGATTACACGAACGGGCGGCCAAATGCGAGCCCAACGGCCTCCTGTTCACCAGACAAGGGCACCCGCTGACCAACAACGTCGAACGACTGCGCTGGCAACGAGCACTGGAAGACGCCGGCCTCCCATACGTCACCATGCGCGCCGCCCGCCACTTCTTCAGCACCCACCTCGCCGAAACCGGCGCGCCAGAAGACGCCCGCAAAGCCATGATGGGCCACGCCAAAATCACAACCACCGCCGGCTACACCCACTGGAGCCCCGAACGACTCGCCCAGCTCGCCGACCAAGCACGACAAGCCATCAACGCCTAAAATCAACACCAACACCCAAAACACCCAAAGGAGGGCCACAATGGCAAAACTCACCCCAGCACCAGGCGCACTCTTCGACGCCGGCAACTTCCGCCTCTACGACAACCGCATCGAAATCAACAAATACGGCCTACTCGGCGGCCTCAAAGGCTTCGACGTCATCTACTACAGCGACATCGCCAGCATCAAAGCCGGCAAAAAAGAACTCCAAATCAACCGCAACAACCTCAAAGGCCGCGTAACCCTCGAATTCAAGAAAAAAGAACAAACACAAGCAGCGCTCGCCATCATTAACGGCAATAAAGCCTGACGGCAGCATGAAGGCCCCGGCGCTTGCACTGCACCTCTTAGTGAGTGCTGTGACATTTTGTTAATTATTATCTCGTATGGAGTTTTCTGCTTTAGTATGGTCGGCTTGCGCGTTGATGTTGGTGCTGTTATAGGTGGTTTTACAGGGCTGTAGAATCTAGATTGGACATATTGATTTGGTTAAACCGCAACGATGGAGGGCATGATGCCGAGAGAGTATAAAGGGGCTAGCATACTGGCTAGCAAGGATGACTACGTATCTTTAGATCTCGAAACTACAGGATTTGATACCCGTCAAGACGACATTCTTGAAATTGGTGCGATCAGAGTCAGAGATGGAAAACCTGTTGAACGGTACGAGCAACTTGTCAATCCTGGATACGCGATACCGATTTTTATTACCAATCTCACTGGGATTAGCAACGATATGGTAAAAGATGCGCCGGTGCTTGCTGATGTTTTGCCTGTATTTCTTGACTGGTTGGGAGATGATCTCATTCTTGGTCACAATGTCAATTTTGATGTCAACTTTCTTTATGACAGTGCTGAAACTCTACTTGGCCGCAGTGTAAGCAATGATTTCATTGATACTTTACGGCTTGCTAGATATCTTTATCCAAAAGAACGGCATAATCGTCTTAGTGATCTCATCGTAAGATTTAATATTGCTGAAACGCAGTCACATCGGTCGATTGCTGATGTGGAGCAGACTGTCGCGTGTTATCAGTGGATGCTGCGGTATATGGCCGAGAATGGCATTTCTTTTCCTGATAAAGATGGGAGGCGATATAGCGACACTCCATTGTTTCGTGGTAAGGATCAGCTGCTTCGGGTAATGCCACAGGGTGATATCACCCCAGATCCGGCATTCGATGGGATGACATTCGTGTTTACTGGTGCGCTTAAGAAAATGACTCGTAGCAGTGCGCAACAGGCGGTGATTAACCTCGGCGGAATCAATGGGAAGACCGTTACTAAGGATACTAACTACCTTGTCACTGGTAGTACTGATTACAATGCGTCACTCAAGGGGGCTAAAAGTAGCAAATGGTTGAAGGCTGAAAAACTTCGGCTCGCTGGCCAAGACATCAACATCATCAGTGAAGATGTGTTCTATGACATGCTCGGTGATAGTGTATCGGTCATATCAATGGCTGCTGAGACAAGTAGTAACGATGGGGAATTGCGGAGTGCTAGCTCTCGGGCTAAGGGAACTGTTGTTAGTGAAGGCGCTGGTGGCTTCTTGAACGCTAAGACTAAGAAGAAGGAGTTAAAAGGCGATGAAACTGTCACCGTTGATTCCCATCCGTTGCAGCGACTTACACTTGAAGATTTTCCATTGGACGCGTCACTATGGGTGACGCTGAAGAATGTGGTTATAGACAATGAGCCTCAGATTAGTGTCACTATCAATGGTTCGGTTCGAGTTGGGAGGATTCCCGAGATACTACGTGAAAAATATGCGGCAATGATTCCGTCGAAAGATGCTGTTGCTGCAGCGACTGTCGCTATCGATGAAAACGGAAATCGTTGTTTACGATTGTCGTTACCGGAATGATCACAGTTGATGGTTAATTGATGTGTCCCGACGCTCATTGGCGAGCGCCGGGACGTTTTTTAGTTGTTGGTTCTCATGGAGTTCTCGGCCTTGATCTGGTTAGCCCATGAGTCGATGTCTATATCGTCGTTGCCTTGGCGAAGCAGATTGCGGGCTGCGTTGATGTCTCGATTATTGGTTCGCTCGGGGGCAAGCTCGGAAGAGAGGTAATCTTCGACGACTCCCTCATCTTGGGTGAGGCGTTCGGCGTCCGCGATGATGGAGGAAAGTGGCATGCGTAGGGCGTCGGCTATCTTCCGTAGTTGTTCGTAGTCTGCCACGGTGTTGAGTTCGAGGATTCTACGGAGGGTGCCGTAAGGCACGCCTGATTCTTCGGCCAGTGATCGTGTTCGGATGTTTCGCACGGCCATGGCTCTCTTGATTGCGATTGAGAGCGTCTTCGATTCAATCGTTGCGGTCTTCTTTCCTGTTGGCATATGAGTCATTTTACTTATTTATGAGGCAAATTGGTTTCATATGAGACACGCCGAGTTTTGAGTAACGCACCTTGCGTCATAACATGTTTCATATGAAACAAAAGTTGCTTGATCAAAAACATCTAGGGATTGCAATAAAGCAAGTCCTCGCGGAGGTGAACATGACGCAGACCGCGCTCGCCGACCAAGCCGGCATACCTCGCAATACATTGAACCGGAAGATCAACGTCGGGATCTTCAACTTTGACGAATTAAGGCGCATCGCCTACGCAGTCCAGCGCCCGCTTTCTTCGATCGTCGCGGCGGCGGAACGTCTTGACTCCGCCGAGTACGACGATGTGAGGTGATTGCGATGGCGAATCGAACGCTTGTTTTCTTCAATCACGAGGAAGGGGCTCGACCCCTGCACTGCGAGGCGCGCGCCGGGCGGATCATTCTGACCCTGCGCGATCTCGACCACGACGGGAACGGCGCGACGCGGATCCTGCCATTGGAACAGGCCGCGGTGCTGGCCGACGCGATCGGCCACCGCTGGCATTGGATCGGCAAGACCGCCAACAAGGGCGGGATCGCCGTAAGCGTCACCATTGACGCGACCGTCCTGCGCTTCCTCGACACCACCGGCTCCGGCCACATCACCCTCAGCCTCGACCAGGCCGCCAAACTCGCCGACTGGATCAAAACCCACACCACCCCGGCGCTCGCCGCCGGCAAGGAGACGCGATGAACGGTTATGAGACGGCGCGCAGCGCCTCATTGAGCGTACGCCCCGGATCGAGGCCGAACAGGATGCACAGGTTGCAGTACTCGTCCACGGTGGGCGTGCCGTGCAGTCCCGCCATGAGGTCGGCGACCCGCGGATGCGTCACGCCGATCGCCTTGGCGACCGCCCGGTTCGACGGCCGGGGATCTCGCCCGTCCCACGCTTTGCCGATGAGCCGCATGAGCTCGCGGTCGAGTTCCGTCCATTCCCGTCCATTAGTGGCCATGGAGGCAATCGTACAGATGGAAAGACTTTTTTCCAACAATACGGCAAGCCAGCTTGACTCTTTGGTAAAGAGCTTTACCATTGAGGATATGGAAAAGATTTCTACCACCCTCACGGCGGGGCAAATCGCGATCGAAACCATCGCCCGGCTCGCCGGCGCCAAAGGAGTCACCCGCGAAACCCTCGCCAAACAACTCGGCATCACGCGACAAACCGTCACCAGCCGATTCCGCACGCGCAGCATGAGCCTCGACGACTACATCGACACCTGCCGCGCCCTCGACCTCAACCCGGCCGAAATCCTCGACCGAGCCACCAAACTCGCCACCCCAACCTTGCCGGCCGTCATCAAGGAGGCCCTGCAAGGCGACCGACCCTTCGCCGTTTTCTAAAGGAGCACCAGCAATGAGCGCACTCGACATCATCACCCACAAGAACCGCCTCGACGCGACCGTCCGCATCCTCCTACCCGGCGGCGGCCGACCCGGAGGCAACACCATCACCCTGGTCGAATCCCTCGGCAGCCTCAAACAGTGGCGAGACGAACTCGACCGTGTCATCACCCGCCTGGAGGACCAGCAATGAACACCAAACCACTCCTCGCCATCAGCGCGCTCGCCGCGCTCGCATGGCTGCTCACCCACACCGGCTGCGCCCACCCGATCACCAACCTGCTCGCCCTCGCCGCATACACGATCGCCGGCAGCCTCCTGCTCCTGCCCAACGCGACCGCCTGGTTCACCACCAGCCTGAAAAGCCTAGGAGATGACGACAATGAGTGACACCACCTCGATCCTCGAACGCACCGCGCTCGCCGGCTGCCTGCCGCCGTATTCGGCCGCAGCCAAGGAAATGCGCCGCGACCTGCGCGCCGACGGGGTGAACGTCACCCTGAACAACGTGCCCCTGCACAATCGCGAGGCATGGACCCTGCACGAGGCCGCGAAAGTGTGGAGCGTGGACTATCACGCGCTCCTCGTCGCGGCGAACTCCGGCCTGCTGATCACCTTCCGCCCGCTGACCAGACGGGGCACGAAAAGCTGGCGTCGCGTGACCCGCAAGGCCATGGAAGAATATCTCGGCCGGTTCGAGGAATAACCGGTGGGATACGACATGCTGATCATTCTCACCGTCTATTGCGCCGTTGCCGGCGTGGTCCTAATCCTGGCCGGCACAGTCCGAGCGTCCGCGATCCTGCTGCTCGCCGGATTCTGCTGCCTGCTCGGCGCAACGATCCTCGGCGCGCTCGCCTACGAATACGACGACAACCCCGACGACGACCATCATCACGATCACAAGGAGGAATAACGCCTTATGGCAAAGGATCCCAGCACCGCCACCATTCGCGGCCGGCTCGCCGCCGACCCGGAACTGCGCTCCACCGGCAACGGGGTGAGCGTGGTCACGCTGCGCCTGCTCTCGTCCGGCTGGGAGAAGGACACGGCCGGCAATCCGGTCGACGTGACCCCCACCAGCTGGCGGTGCGAGGCATGGCGCGACCTGGCCGACCACATCGCCCAAACGTTCCGCAAGGGCGACCAGGTCATCGCCAGCGTCCGCCCCAAGACCAGCACCTACCAGCGTGACGACGGATCGACCGCATGGTCGACCGTCTGGCTGATCGACGACATCGGTCCCAGCCTGCAACGCGCCACCGCAAGCATCCAACGCATCCAACGGGCCGCCGGTCCGCGCCACGCCCCGACGGCGCAGCAGCAGGCGCCGGCCGACCCGTACGCCGCCCAATATGCGGCACAGGACCCCAACGACCCCTGGAACTAAAGGACACACGCTCATGACCGCAGCGAAATACAGCGACGGCGACCTTAACAACCTCTACCGGATCGCCGTCACCGAAGGCGTCGACAAACTCGAGCACGGCGAAAAAATCGCGCTCATCCGCTGGTGCAAGCGCACCAACCATCCCGTCCCCAACATGAAAACCACCCCCAACACCGTGAAACCCATCGTGAAACCCAAGGAGCACCCCGCCATGCCCGCCACCGTCGAAACCACCGCCCCCGCAACACCGCCCGCCACGCCCAGCGAATACTTCACCGCGCTCGGCTTCACCGAAGTCAACACCAGCAACGGCAAGGCCGGGTTCATGACCGAGGAAACCGCCGAAGACATGATCCTGCTCAAAGCCGTCCGCTTCGTCGACGACTGGCCCGACGACATCGAAACCGACAGTCCCAAGCCGGAAACCCGGTGGACCAAACCCGCCCAGGCCCTCGTCCGCTTCTCCGGACGCATCGGCATCATCGCCGACGACCTCGACCGGCGCGCCGCGATGAGCGTCCGCCGCCGCATCAACCACAACACCCTCGCCACCTTCAAAAACGCCGCCCCCACCGGCACCTGGCACAGCGAAATCGCCCCCGACCACCACCATCCCGGTCGATGGATCGTCCTCGCCCAACACCAGGCCGCCAAAACCACCGGCAAAACCCGACGATGACCACGCACACCATCACCATCACCATCCCCAAGGCCCTGTGGAAAAACGACAACGGCTCGCACGGCAACTGGTACGCGCACAACCGGCTCATGCAACAGCTCAAACGACTCGGCTGGGCCGCCGCCGTCAACTGGCGCAGCCAACACGACCAGCTCGCCTTCGACCACTGCCGTCTCGACGTCTACGTCCGCTACCCGCCCCGCGGACGAGCTCGCGCCGACCCCAGCAACGCCGACAACGTAGGAAAGCCCATCATCGACGGATTCACCAAAGCCGGCCTGTGGCCCGACGACAACTGGCACCACGTCGAAGGCCCCTTCTACCGCATGAGCCCCAACACCGCGCCACCCGGACAGCACATCCTCGAATTCCACATCACACCAACCGAAAGGACAACCCAATGAGCAAGCACAAGCACCGCCGCCAAACCATCGAACACCAACGCCAAAAAGCACGCCGCCGACGCCGCCCCCACACCACCAACCCCACCATTCGCGACTACAGCAAGGATCCCCTCGAATGAAAGTCGCCGCGCTCACCAGAACCGACCGCACCATCGGCCTCACCCTCACCAACATCGACTGGACCGCCCAAAGCATCCGCAACGGCGACCAGCGTCTCACCCTCATCCTCGACAAAACCGACCTACCCGACCTCGTCCAGGCGTGCGCCGACGCGTTGGACCCTGACAAGGAGCAGTGACCCGTTTCAAGTGAACGATTATCTGGAACTCAGCATCGACGCGCACCGGCACGGTTTGATCATCCACGCGATCGCGACCGTCACCGACTCGCAGACCGGCCGGCGCCTCATGCCCGCCCTGCACGCGACCGGCCTGACCCGGCGCGGGATCGTCGACCGTCTCACGCCCGTCGCGCTCGGCACGCTCTGGGCGCAGCGGCGCCATCACGGCGAATACGTGCCCCACGCCGAGCAGGTCGACCGGTACATCGCCCAAGCGGCCGCCTACTGGTCTGAGCATGATTGGAACGAGCAATGACGGCATCCAACACCACCAGTCGGCAGGCCCGTCGCCGGTGGGCCGCCGACTGCGTGCAGCTTGACCTGACCGGCAGCCAATTCGACCACGCGCTCACCCTGCTCAACACGATCCGAGACCGTGGCGCCAGCGAAGACGTGCTCGAAGACCTCACCCTCGCGATCGGCCACCTGCGTCAGGCGCGCAGGGCCGTCAGCGACGCCAGCCGTCATTTGTGGCCGCTCACCGGGGAGGACTCATGGCACGCCTGAAACTCACCCGCACCATGCAGGACCTCCTGATCAGTATGCTCAACCGGCAGGAATACCCCGTCGACCGCAACAACGGCCGCACCTTCCAAGCCCTGGAAGAACGCGGCCTCATCCACCCCGACTTCTACGACCAATGGCATCTGACCGACGAAGGCCACCAGGTCGCCCTCAAACTCCTCAAAAAGTGAGACCACCATGAGCAACAAGGCAATGCAATGGGCCATGTACGAGGCACCCACCGACCTCGACCCCATCGAATTCAAACTCCTCATGATCATCGCCGACAACGTCGACTCCGACGGGCGCGGCTTCGGCAAAAGCATCGACACGATCATCGAACTGTTCCGCACGCCCATCAGCCGCCGCACCATCATCGACCGGCTCGGCCGACTGCGCGCCAAAGGCGTCATCCGCTACGGCGACCAACGCCTCCTCGCCTACCTGCCCGCCAACCGACGCCCCAAGGTCTACGACCTCGCCATCGACACCACCACGGAACCCGAGCCCGTCGCGCCGAGCGCGGCATCGAACGCGAGCGACACCGAATCCAGGGGTGCAGCATATGCACCCCAAAACGACGACGACGATTCAACGGCCGACCCGACCCCCGTCAGGGGTGCAGCTGACGTGCAGCAGGGGTGCAACAGGGGTGCAGCTGGGGTGCACGCATACGTGCACACAAATCAACATGAATCCTATGAATCATTAGAGAGTAGAGAGAGTACGCGCGCCCGCAACGAAAAAACCACGACCACCACCAGCAGCGCCGACGACGGCGCCGGCGACGACGTCGAGGATCCCGTAACCCGCCTCCTCGCCCTCACCCCCGACCCAACCCACCTCCAGATCGCCACCCAAACCGGCCAAGACGCCGCCTACGAGCTCGCCAAATACCAAGACGCCTGTCTCGCCAACGGCCGCATCCCCAAGGATCCCGCCGCCGGCTTCCGCAACTGGCTCCGCCGCGCCACCAACCACCCAACCACCACGACACCACCCCCAACCCCACGCCACGCCCATGACCCGAGACCAGCAACTCAACGCCAGCACCGACAGGATCCTCGCCAACAGCACCATCCTCAACAGCCTCCTGCCCACCCCCGAAACCCGCGCCCAATGGCGGCCAAGCCTCAAACAAGCGCTCGCCGACGGGCTCGCCCCGGCCGAAGCGGTCGCCATGGTCGCCAGCGCGATCCGCCTCAACCGCGAAGACCTGCCGGGAGAGGACTTCTAATGGGCGGGATCGTGCAGGCCACCATCGACTGGCACACCGCCAGCCCCACGCAGCTCGACGGCCGCCGCTGCATCATCACCACCACCAACGGCACCATCATCGACGGCCACCTCAAAGCCCACCCGCCCACCAACAGCACCTACGCCACCACCCGCTTCACCCTCGACGACACCGAACAACACCTACAAGGCTTCCACATCCTCAGCATCGACGCCCGCCACCACACCAGGATCCTCCAACCACACATCCGAACCCTCACCATCACCGAAGGAGTCAAACCAATGAGCATCATCGACCAGGAAATCACCCGCCAACACGACAACGACCCCACCTACCTCGACAGCGACCTGCAAAACGCATGGGCCCAAGGCTACAAAGCCTGCTCCCGCCGCACCCCCACCGACCAGGAAATCGAAGTCGCCGCCCGCCGCCTCCACGAACTCGACTGCACCCGCAACGGCCTCCTCCTCGACACCGACGCCGCCTGGAACACCATGCTCCCCGGCAACAAAGCCATCTACCGCCTCACCGCCAAAACCATCATCACCACCGCACAACAAACCGCACTCCAATGACCATCCAAATCATCACCCACATCTACCGCTTCACCTGCGACCAATGCGCCACCACCCACCAATGCTTCGCCCCCAACCTCAACGAAGCATGGCACAAAGCCCGAAAACACGGCTGGCGCCACCAATACGGCCACACCTACTGCAGCAAACAATGCGCCCAAACCCTCACCCTCCTCTAACCGAAAGCCAACCAATGACCAACCCCACCACCATCATCAAATCCCGCCACATGAAAGAACTCCCCGTCCCCGACGCCTACACCGCACTCGCCGCCATCAACGGCATCAACGCACCCATCCGCCAATGGCAATCCCGCGACTACCTCGCCGCCCTCTACCACGACCGCAACGGCCACACCCGCCTCAGCATCAACCGCATCCAACGCGACAAACGCACCAACGAATGGAAAGACGGCATCACCTGGGACGAACTCCAACGCATCAAACAAGAAACCCTCGGCAACGTCTGGGCCGTCGAAATCTACCCACCCGAACCCGACCTCGTCAACATCCACAACATCCGCCACCTCTGGATCCTCCCACAACCACCCACCTACGCCTGGCACAACAAGGAACAAGCATGAGCACCAAAACCGAACTCTCCATCCAATCACACACACGCAACGACCCAGACGCAGGCCTCCGACTCAACCTCACCACCGACGACCCAATCCACGGCCGAAAACTCATGTGCTGGCCAAACACCACCAACCCATTCCCAATCGACTGGAACGACGCCGAACTCCTCTGGCGCTGGCTCGGCCTCACCCTCAACAAACCCATCCCGGAGAACGAACAATGAACCAAACCACATTAGCCAAACGCATCATCACATTAGTTTGCGCCGGATTTTACATTAGTGCGCTCGCCGGCTGCGGACAGACGGTATCCGAAGACGGACAGGGACAGATCGACTGCGCCGACCAGGGAGCCGGATACGCCCTGTGCTCATACAAGGTCCCGATTGGCGAAACCAGATACGTCACCTGCGTGGAGGGCGCCCACAGCCTGTCCTGCGATTGGGCGCACGCAGACGGAGCCGACCCGCAATGACCACCGACGACTGGTGGACCAAAGCCGCATGCCAAGGCGAAGACACCGAAATCTTCTTCCCCCAAACCCCCGCCCAAGAACGCGCCGCCAAAGCCATCTGCAACACCTGCCCCGTCAAAACCCAATGCGGCCACTACGCAGCCACCCACACCATCTACGGCTACCCAATCACCGGCATCTGGGGAGGAAAACACCGAGGCACCACCACCAAAACCACGACATAATACAAACGGGCCTGATGCCAACCGATAGAACACGACAGAACACGACAACCAAGGAGCATCATGACCCACACCCACCCCTGCCCAACCTGCAACCAACCCATCACCAACCCCCACACCATCTGCAAACAATGCACCTGGCAATACCAAACCGACTGCACCCAACTCGCCGCCCTCACACCAGACCTCACCCTCATCACCACCAAACAAGCCAACCCCAACCCACACCACAACAGCGCTCGCGGCAATCAGGGCGTGGCGCCGCTGCCGTTGCGCACGGATGCGTTCGACCTGCAGTCCAGGATCCGCGAGTACGCGGTCAACGCGAGCCTGCTGCTGGGACTCAAGCCGGGGGAGTCGGACGATGTGGCCGTGATGCTTCGCGCGATCGCCGCGCTGCATGACGTCGACAGGTCGCCGGTGGCGCCGCAGCTGGCGGCCACGGCCCGCGAGCTGGCCGGCGAGGTGTGGGCAATGTTCGAGCCGCGAGAGCCGCGCACGTTCGCCGGACACTGCCCGGCCTGCAACGCGGGGATCTACGCGCCGCTCGCGTCGAAAGCCGCCTACTGCAGCCAATGCGGCCAGCTCGTGGATCTTACGTGGCTGCGCGAGGAAACACTGCGCCGGCTACGCTCCAGCCGGACGACCAAGACCGCGGGCGAATTGAGCGAATGGCTCACTAGCTGGGGACTCAAGGTATCGAAGCGCACCATCCAACGCTGGGCGCAGGAAGGCAAGATCGTCGTCGGCCCCGAGGACGCCAACGGCCGACGCACCTACCAGATCGGCAGCATCATCAAACGCTTCGACGCCGGCGACCTCTAAACGCGACACGCCGATGCCCCTAGAAGAAAACGATTTGGCGCGGTACACATGATACAGATGGCCTGCGGTGTAGATGGGTGGGGCCATCTAGCAGGCAAAGTCCCGTAATCCTCACGGATCGCGGGGCTTTCTTGTATCCACGGAGGTGTTCACATCAGCGGCAAGCGCACCCACTCAAGGGCATTCGGCAAACTCAAGAAAGCTTTCTTCGAGGAAGGCCAACGGCTCGACGCGGCAGGCGACCCGGCAGCGGACTGCTGGATCTGTCACAAGCGCATCGACTACAGCGTCCCGCCCGGCACCACCGACCTCAGCCACGAACTCGACCACTACTATCCGGTCAGTGAATACCCCGAACTGCAAGAGGATCCCGCAGGCTTCAGACACAGCCACCGCAAATGCAACCGCGAGCGCGGTGATGGTCAGCCGAAGCTGGACATGGGTGACGTGATTCCCGCGTGGTGGTGATCTTGAAGGAGGACATGATGGACAACGATTCGAGCGTATGCGCCAGGCTGGCAATGATGCTTGATGAGAATCCGTCGTGTCGCGTGCTGATCCTCGGCCGGTACATGCCGCCGGTTCGCTCCGCGTACAATACGGTGCGTCATCGGGCGGGCAAGGCGAGGCTTAGGCAGACGCTGGCTGGCTCGAATCACCTGCGCTCGTCGAATGATGCGGGCGGTCGGCTGGAAGCGTACGCGCCGATCGGTTTGGCGCGTGGATTGAAGGTCGATGCGGTCCTCTACGTGGGTGCCGGCGACGAGCACACGAGTCTGGTGCTCGAGGGGTTCGCCGCCGGCGGCGCGATCGTGTATCACATTCTCTGATTTCGGCGTCGGGTAGGGGCGTTCGGATTTGCTGACGGCCTCGGCCGGACCACCCACCGTGCCCGAGTTTTTCTCTCTCCCCGGCCTTTTTGCCACCCCATCGCGCGCGTGCGCTTGGGGCTGGTTTTTCCTCGTTTTTTCGCTGGTTTTCCTTGGGAAGGAGGCGTAAATGGTCGAGCTTCAGACCGAATCGTTCCCGATTGACGCGCTGACCCCGTATCATCGCAATCCGCGGCGCGGCAATGTGGCCAAGATCACGGAAAGCCTGAAGGCGAGGGGCCAGTACAAGCCGATCGTCGTCAACAAGGGCTCCAAGACTGGCATCCCGAACGAGATTCTGGCCGGCAACCATACCTGGCAGGCGGCCAAGAGCCTCGGCTGGACCACCATTCAGGCCGTCACCGTTGACCTCGACGCCGACCAGGCCGCGCAGATCGTCGTGGCGGACAATCGGCTCGCCGATCTCGGCGGATACGATGCGGCGGCGCTCGCCGAGGTGCTGTCGGGCATCGAAGCGCCGACCGTGGGCACCGGGTACGAGGCGGACGACATCGCCGAGATCATCGCGGCGGCGAAACCGTCTCCTACGGAGTTGAAGGATCCCGACGACGTGCCGGCCACGCCGCGCAAGCCGTTCACCCAGGCCGGTCAGATCTGGAAGCTGGGCGACAGTCTCCTCGTGGTCGGCTCCAGCACCGACGAACAGCTCGTTACCAAAGCCGTGGGCATGATCGGACAGCCCTCCTGCATCTGGACCGATCCGCCGTACGGCGTCGCCTACAAAGGCTTCACCAAGGATCGCCTCACCATTCAGAACGACGCCGATCCGGGGCAGGCGGTCGACATCACCCGCCAGGCGTTTCAGATCGCCACCAGGATCTGCAAGCCCGGCTGCCCGTTTTATATGGCCTTTCCCGATGACTTGCGTATCCAATTCCAGCAGGCCGTCGAATCCGTTGGTCTGCGCTGGCGGCAAACCCTGATCTGGGTCAAGGACATGTTCACCCTCGGCCACTCCGACTACCAGCGGCAGACTGAAACCATTGCCGCCGGCACTTTGCCGGACGAGCCGCTCGACGAATACGAGCCGATCGGCTACGGCTTCACCGCAGGGGGGGGGGTGGACGGCTTGGCCGAGGCAGCAAACACTGGCGAGGCGACAACAAACAGTCAAACGTATTTCATTTCCCCAAGCCGAACGCCAGCAGGGAGCATCCCACGATGAAACCCGTTGAACTCATCCAGAGCATGCTCAAGAACAGCTGCAGGCCAGGCGGCATCGTCTACGACCCATTCGCCGGCAGCGGCTCCACCCTCATCGCCGCCCACGGCCTACGTATGAAAGCCCTCATTGTCGAACTCGACCCGAAATACGCTGATATGATCTGCCGACGATTCCAGGAATACACAGGCACCCTCCCCGAACTCGACGGCCAACCCCACGACTTCACCAAGGACAACCCATGACCGCCGAATCCGACGACAAGGCCCTCGGCCTCTTCCTCGCCGCAGTACCCATCGAAAAAATCAAAACTCAAATGGGCTACCGGTCCACCACCAGCGCGAACGCCGCGATCACCCGAGCGCTCAAAGCCGCGCAATCCGGCAAAAACCCCGACACCGCACGCGCCACCGAAATCGAACGACTCGACAGCCTCTACCGGCAGATCTACCCGCTCGCCCTCCAACAGGATTCCAAAGCCATCGACCAATGCCTCAAGATCAGCGAACAACGACTCCGCCTCCTCGACGCGCCCGCCAAAGCGCAGAAGGGACTGCTCAAAGCCTACGAGGACACCGTCAAGGCGCTCGCCGGCAACATCGAGCCGGAGGACAAGGCGGTGGTGCAGACCGGGCGCATGATCGCCAGTCAGATCGACTACGCCGTCACCCACGGCATCGGGCAGGAGGTCACCAAGGCGCTCTACCTGGTGCCGCATCTGATGAACGTGCTACAGGCGTTAGGAGCCACGCCGGAGGCCCGCCGGCAGCTGCAGGACTATGCGGGGGAGACGAGGGAGGCCAAGAAGGCCGAGCCGGTGGACGAGCTCACCGCGTTCCGGTTGAAACGTTTCGGCACATAGCTAGGGGAGGTGCAGGGTCATGGCAAAGCACCATGGTCGCACCGAACCGAGAATCTGGACGCGGCCGTTGCGCGAACTCACCCCGGACACGTCGCTCGGCTACGAGGTCATCGACTTCGCCGAACAGATCCTCCGCGTCCATCTCTACCCGTGGCAGCGATGGCTGCTCATCCACGCGCTCGAACTCCTCGACGACGGCGTCACCTACCGGTTCCGCCGCATCATCGTGCTGGTCGCCCGGCAGAACGGCAAGACCATGCTCGCCAGCGTGCTCGCCGCCTGGTGGCTGTTCGTCGACTCAGTGCGGCACCCCGACCGCGTGCCCCCGTTGAAGTTCAAGATCGTCGGCACCGCCCAGAACCTCGACATCGCCCGCGAACCATGGACGGCCGTCAAGACATGGTGCGAGAACGATCCGAAAACCGAGGAAGAACAGGAAGTGGCGATCCCGACCCTGCAGCGGGCCACGGCCAAGGTCAGCGACACCAACGGCAAGGAATACATCAAAGCGCGCAGTCTCGCGCACTACGAGATCCGCGCCGCCAAGAACGCGCGAGGCAAGCCGGCCGCGCGCGTCATCCTCGACGAGCTGCGCGAACAGACCACATGGGACGCGTGGAAGGCATTGTCCCCGACGACGCTGTCCTTCTGGAACGGACAACTGTGGGGCATCAGCAACGCCGGCGACGCCAGAAGCGTGGTCCTCGCTGACCAGCGGGCCGCCGCCATCGAATTCATCCAGGACTGGCGGCGCAAGGTCGAATCCGGCTCATGACCGCCGAACAGTACAAGGACGGGCACGACTGCTCCATCGGCCTGTTCGAATGGAGCGCGCCGGACGACTGCGCGAAGGACGACGTCGCCGCGATCCTGCAGGCCAACCCGTCCATCGGCTACGGCGCGCAAACCGTCGAAAACGTGCTCGCCGAAATGGTCGGCAGCCCCGACGCCGACTATCGGACCGAACATCTGTGCCAATGGGTCACGGCCAAGATCGACAGCTACATCGACGTCAACGATTGGAACGAGTGCATGGCAAAACCATTCGAAGTGCGCATCCCCTACGGGGCGCGCACCGTATGGGGGCTCGACGTGAGCGTCGACCGATCGTACACGTGGATCGCCGCCGCCGTGTTCGACGAGGACAACCGGCCCGTGGTCAGCCTGCGCGAACACCGCAAGGGCCTCATGTGGGTGCCCGACTACATGAAACAGCTCGCCGAGGAATCCGGCATGTGGGAGGTCGCCATCCAATCCAAGGGATGCCCGGCCATGGAATTCATCGAACCGCTCGCCAAACTCGGCTTCACCGTCCACGAGGTCGACGGCAGCCACATCGGCCTCGCCACCGGCCGCCTGCGCGACCGGGTACGCGAACGACGGCTCGTCCACGCGCCGCAGCCCCTCGTCGACACGGCCATCGAAGGCGGCGTCACCAAGGTCATCGCCGAAAACGAGGCGTGGGACCGCCGCCGGTCGCTCGTCGACATCAGCGGCGTCGCCGCCATCACCGTCGCTCTGTGGGCGCTCGAAACCTGCGAGCCGCCCAAACCGGAGAAAAGCGCCTACGAGGTCTACGACTTCGCCGGCTTCTGAAAGGAGACGCCAATGTACTTCACCAAGCATCCGCTGCGCCGGCTCGTCGGACGACGTATCATCGCGGCCACCCAGGCCATCACCCTGCGCGGCACGCTCGCCGCCTACTCCACCGGATGGCTCGAAATCAAGGACGCCGAAGCCGTCGACCATCTCGCCGGGGCGACCAAGGCCGACGGGATCATCCTCCTGCCGGAGGACCGGATCGACTACATCCAGGCGGTGAACCAGTGAGCCTCTACTTCGAAAGCAACGGCCGGCTCAACGACTGGGCCGCCTCCAACAACATCGAAATAGTCGACGCCGGACAACCGCTGCTCAGCTACGACGCGGAAACCGACGGGCACGGCGTCAAAAGCCACCCGTTGCGCGAAGTCACCGACTTCATCGCCCGCATGATCAGCAGCCTGCCGCTCAAGGTCTACCGGCGTATGCCGGACGGCGGCAGGGAACGCGTCCGCGACGGCACGCTTGCCGCGCTCGTCGCCAACCCCAGCGGCAACCCCGCCATACCGCCGTCCCAATTCTGGTACGCGCTCATCCAGGACGGGCTCCTCGCCGACCGCTACCTCGCGATCTTTGAGCAAACCCCAGCCAACGGGCTTCGTCTGCGACGTATCCCCGTCCGCCGGTGGCGGCCGCTCGTCGACGACCTCGACGAGCCGATCGGCGCGAAGGTGTGGATCGACGAGACCCAACCCGTCAAACTCGACATCCGCACGGACGGCCTGATCATGAGCGTCGGCTACGCGTTCGCCTCCGGCAAGGGAGAACCCAAACGCCGCCGGCTCCGGCAGATCCTCGACGAATACGACGCCAGCCTCGAATACCGGGCCGAAATCAACAAGCACGGGATCCGCGCGCCATTGGTCATCACCCGCGACAAGGAATGGTCCAGCCCCCAAGCGCGCGACCGGTTCCTGTCCGGCATGAAGAACTTCACCCGTGGCGGCGGATCCGGCGGCGGAGGCTTCCTTCTGGAGGACGGCATGAAGGCCGAGGTGGTCGCCGGCTTCAAACCCATCGACGTGGACGACCTCAACGCGCGTGACAAGGTCAAGATCGACGTGGCCAACGCGTACGGGATCCCGCCCGAAATCATCGGCATCAGGGAAGGAAACTTCTCCAACCTCGCCGCGTTCAAGCAAATGCTGTACGGCACCTACCTCGACCCGTACATCGTCCAGCTCGAACAGACCATCAACCTGTGCCTGCGCGACCGCCTGCAGTCCTACGACAAGGGCCTCTACCTCGAGTTCGACCGCGACGCCCAGCTGCGCGGCGACCCGGCCGCCCAGATCCAGTCGCTCGTCTCCGCCACGGGCCGGCCGATCTACACCACCAACGAGGCGCGCGAACTCATGAACAAACCCAAGATCGACGGCGGCGACGGCATCGTCACCCCGCTCAACGTGCTCGTCGGCGGGCAAACCAGCCCCAACGACGGCCAAACCGAAAGCCGCGGCAACGCCACCCTCGACGACGCCAACGATACCAACCAGGAAGGAGACACCGAATGATTCTGACCAAAACCATTCGCACGCCGGTCAAAGCGAAAACCGCCACCGGCGAAACGGGCGAGGAAACCGTCGGATTCGAAGGCTACGCCAGCGTGTTCGACAACATCGACCTCGGCGGCGACAAGATCGTCAAGGGCGCTTTCGCCGACACGCTCAAAGAACGCTACCCGGACCACGGCAAAGGCGTGCCCGTCTACTGGAACCACGAAACCAGCGACCCGTTCAAGAACCTCGGCATGACCGACACCGCCGAAGAGGACAACCACGGGCTCAAGGTCACCGGCACAATCGACACCAGCACCGACGTCGGCCAGCAGGTCGCCAAACTCCTCAAGGAAGGACGCGTCGGACAAATGAGCTTCGCCTACGACGTCAAAGAAGGCGCATGGGTCGACGGCAAACGCAACGACGACGGCAGCTACACGCCCGGCTACTACGAGCTGCGCAACCTCGACCTGTACGAGGTAAGCATCTGCCCCATCGGCATGAACCAATCCACCGAAGTCAGCGCCAAAACCGCCGTGCTCGGCCTCAAACCCGACGAACAGCCCGCCAAGCGGGCCGCCGAACCGCACGACGCCACCACCACCCCGCATCTGGACACGGCCGACCGCCGCCTCCGACTGCTCACCATCCAATAACCCCCCAACCGAAAGGAACAACAGTGAACATCCAGGACGAAATCAACAAGCACGTCAAGATGGCGCAGGACATCCTCGCCAAAGCCCGCGCCGAAGGCCGCGACCTGACCGCCGACGAACAGACCGCCTTCGACCAGCACGCCTCCGAAGCCGAAAACCTCAAGACCGTGCTCGCCAAGGCCACCGAGAACACGCGTCGCATCGACGCGCTGTTCAAGACCGGCGACATCACCGCCGGTGAGGCCGACAACGACGCCGAGGACGCGCCGGGCCGTGATCTCGGCCAGCGCTTCACCGCCGGCAAGGCGTACGAGCAGTGGCACAAGAACGCCGACACGTTCGGCGTGGGCGGCGACATCCGTATCGCCAAGACCCCGGTCGGCAGCCTCGCCGAATACTACCAGTCCAAGGCCGGCAACGCGATCGGCACGCAGATCGGCCAGCCGCAGAACGTGCGCATGCCCGCCGTCGACCTGGTCAACCGTCCCGCCGTCACCCTGCTCGACTACATCAGCCGCGGCACCACCAGCGGCGACTTCGAATACCTGCAGATCACCAGCGTGACCCGCAACACCGGCATCGTGCCCGAGAACACCGGCGACGACGCGACCGACACCATCAAACCGCAGTCCACGTTCACGACCAACCTCGAAACCGCGAAGGTCTACCAGTACGCGGACGGCTACACCGTCACCAACCAGCTGCTGCAGGACGACCAGGCCATGGCCAGCTTCCTGCAGAGCGAATTCGACTACAGCTTCGGCCTCAAGCTCGCCGACACGCTGCTCAACGGCAGCGGCACCAACGGCCAGCCCAAGGGCCTGCTCAACACCACCGGCGTGCAGGCCGGCGAATGGGACAAGGCGGACGACGAGGCGCGCAACATCGTCATCGCGATCCGCAAGAGCCTGACCAAGCTGCGCAACGTCGGCGCGTCCGCCAACGCGATCCTCATCAACCCCGAGGACGCCGAGAAGATCGACCTCATGCAGGACGTCAACAAGCGGTTCATGGGCAACGGCCCGTTCTCCGTCGGCCCGACCACCGTGTGGAGCCGCCCGCTCGTCGAATGCGACCAGATCGAACCCGGCAAGATCATCGTCGGCGACTTCAAGCAGCTCGCCCTGCTCGACCGCAGCGGCCTGAGCGTCGAGGCGTTCAACCAGCACAAGGACTACGCCGCCCGCAACCTCACCTACGTGCGCGCCGAACTGCGCGCCGCCCAGGTCGTCTGGCGTCCCGCGTTCTTCGTCGTCCTGGAAGGCAAGTGAGCCATGGGCGTCGACATGAGAATCATCAACGGCGTGCGCTACCGCCCCGAGGACGCGCCCGCCCAGCCCGAACCGGCCGACAGG